GTGTTGTAAGAACCCGACTTTGACAAATATGCCAATACTTTATTTTTTGCACTCATTATGAATACTCCAATTTTAGTCTCTCAAAAAAAAACATCTGAGAGGAGACTGTTCTCTCAAATCAAATAATATTATAACAGAAGCCATGCTAGTTGTCAACACTTAGCACGGCAAATCTTTCATTTAGAAAGGAACTTCGTCACTTGTACCTGTTTCTTCAATAGGTATTACATCAACGGCATCAAGATTGATACCAGCATCAACTTTGGTATACAAATCAAGGAAGGATGCCTTTGTATCTTCATCAAAGCGATTCAAGCAAAGGCCAATTGCCTTCATCTTATCACCAAAAATACCGAATGTGGAAACAATATGCACTAAACGGCGAGTAGAAATCACTTCATCACATCCACCATCAGCAAATGTTTTGCGAATGGCATCTGCCCATGTAACAAGTTTTTCAGCAAAATCATCATCTGCACGACCGGCAGATTCTAATTCTTTCTTCATAATCTTGCGTTCAATGTTAACTGGCGGCCATTGTTGTTCATAAGTATTTGGGAATCGTTCAAGGAACGCCTCATTCAATACGTTAGTAAACATATAACGACCATCATCTGAACCTTTACCTTTAGTATTTGCAGTAGCGAATACAGTAAATCCTAATGCAGGTGTAATCAATTCACCTTTCTTTTTCAACATGAAAGGTTTGCCTTCAAGCACACGTTGCAATGAAGCAAGATTCTGAGCACCGTAATCAATTTCATCGATACACAAAACAGCACCTTGACGAGCAGCCGTTGTAACAGGACCGTCACGCCATTCCATATTACCATTAATCAGAACATAGTTACCAAGTAAATCACCTTCATCAGTTTCAGGTGTCATGGAGATACAAATGAATTTACGTTTAGCCTTAGCACATGCCTGTTCAATAGACATTGTTTTACCGTTACCAGAATGACCTGTAACAAATACAGGAAAGAATTGTTGTGACTTCACAATAGAAACAATATCTTCAAAGTCGCCGAATGGTACATAATTTTTGTACACAGAAGGAACTAAATTAGTAGAATCCAAATCTGTAGCGATGTTGGAAATTTTACTTGAAGATTTATCTACAGGTTTAATCATAGGTATAACTTGAGCTTGTAAAGCGATTGTTGCAGAAGGAACACGATACATTCCTCGAGCAACTCGGTTTGATTCATCTTTAGTGAACCATTGGGCACTACGGATGCCCATTTTTTGACATAACAGTTTAATTTCGGAACGACTCACTTCGGATTTACCGAGTGCTTGTAGATTAGAAATAAACTTCTCACGAATTTCAACACGATTTGACATAATATAAAAAAGACCTTTGTTAATCAGATGGTACCATTATAACATAACTACAACAGGAGTCAAGCCCCCTGTTGTTTTTATGCAACACTTATACAGCAATACCTTGAATGAATTTAGAGACTAAAACACGGTTCACTTGTTTACCGCGGTTGAATTTCATAAACGCATTTTTCAATTTACTAGCTGTAACTTTTCCTTCAATTTCAATTTCTTCTTTATCAACAACAAGATTGTCACCACCAGCAATCATAAAGAAACTGGTATAATTTTTCTTGTTGGAAACAATGAATTTTTCACTTCGAAACTTACTTTGAATTTTTCTGCCGAGGTCGTAACCAGCAATTCGATCCGTGTTTTGAACTTCACGGATTGTAAGTCCATTTTCATTAACATACATTCTTTCGATTGCATGTTTTGCCCGACCCTCAATAATATAAAAACCAAACACTTTAGAATGAGTGGTTTTATTAAACCAACTCAAAACGGTTTCAAATGTAGCACAAGAAGTTTTAGAATCAATCATCTGTTCTTCATATTGAAACTTCTTATCACGGAGAATCACATTAACATATGATGGCCAATATGAATTGTATTTGCCTTCACTATTTAAGTATGAATTATTACCATCTGCATCACCGTCATGTACAATTACTAGATTGGTAAGATCCAAATTATTAACTTTCTTGAAGTTTAACATAATATCACGACACACAACAATTGCTTGTGTTAGTGGTGTATTAGATAAACTCTCACTTCTTGGGCGAGAAACTAGGCGACTATGACGATTACCCATATATGACATTTTCAACAAGATCATATTACGCAAAGCTTTTGTAAACTCAGAGTTTGACATTTTGTGATTTAGATATTCACGCAATTGAACATTGGATAAACTCAAAGAATTATTAGATGGTATAAAAGAATTTCTTACTAGATTTTCATTTAATAAATGTGTTGTATTGTATACCATGTTTCTATCCATATACCAAGTATTAGAATCATCAGTAAAACCATAAACATGAAATGGAATATTTACTTTACGGCAGAACAAGGAAAGAATTAAAATTTGTTCAATTGAACCCACCATGTTGTCAGACATAGAACCAGAACAATCAAGTAACAAAATCAAACCATGTGATTTGCCTTTTGGCACTAACATTACTTTACGGAAAATATTGTCATCGAATTGGTATGATGAAAGTTTGTTTACATCAATATCACCAGTGTCAGACAATTTAGATTTACTAAACGCCTTGGCAGCCTTACGCATTTCAAATTCTTTGGCAAGTAATGAAATGTAACGATCATTCTTATTACGGAAGTCTTTTACATACTCATTAATTTTTGCATAATTCAAACGACCTTCTTGAATATCTTCCATGTAATGTTTACTAATCAATTCTTGCACCCGATTTGCAGGCGTAATAGAATTATATGTATTCACTTTTGGAACTTCAAGGTAAAGATATTCTTTACATTTATTATCTAATAGAATAGTTTCGTTGTTTCGAAAGTTTTCATCCGTTTCACAAACTGGATCAAAGTCTTCAGCTGAAGATTCTGATTCTACAGATTGTTTATTACGATTGATTTTTTCAGAATTATTGGAATCGCTAGAGTCATCATAATCATCATCAGAATCACCATCAGAATCTGAGGATGATTCGGTGTCATCATCTAAATCTTCATCATCGGAATAATCATCCGATTCTTCATAATCACCATCTGCATCTTCTTGAAAATTAAAATCGTTATCTAATTCTTTTTGCATTTCGAATTGTTCTTCTTTTGAATATTCGTAAACCTCATCAGTAACACGGAGAGTATCTTCCCATGTTTCAATCATTTGAATTTTACCAATCAATATCATTTCTTCTTGAGAAAAGGAAATAGTTTGAGTGTATTGGCTTTTAGTAAAGATATTCAAGCGTTCAATGAAAGCAAGTCCATTGATTTCACGACCTGCGAGACCAAAAAAATCACGGACATTTAATTCAGTATATGCTTTACGGAATGATGTTTTGAGTCCTGGATATTTACGAATTACTTTTTTCTCAATTCGAGCATCTTCAACGACATTCAAAAACGATTTATAATTTCTGCCCTTGGTAGTATCAACGGCAACATCATGCCAACCTTCCGCAGGTGTATAAAGAGCATGACCGACTTCATGGCCGCCAAGCAAATCATACATGCAACCAGACATATCTTTCCAGATTGGAAGATATAGGATACGATTCTTAGGATCAAATTTGGCAGTTTGAATCTTTTGATGTTGAATCGTGATGTTCTCATTTGCCATTAATTTAGCAAGTTGAGATTTTTGTTCTACTGTAAAAGCAGTCATAGATAGTCCTAATCAATTTATAGGTCCATTATATATCAACTTAGACGGCAAGTCAAGCCCCTATGGGGTATTGTTGCTTTTAGGCAACAGTAGTACTAAAGTATTACTTTTTGGGTTTATAGAAAATGAATACTGGTTCATACTTGAGCCACATACCATTTACTTTACAGAAGTTCTTTGCCTTCGGTAGACCTGTTTCTGTATCTACACGATTACCACCTGGCATTTGTGCCAAAGACATTTTGATTTTGCCTTTGTATTCCATACCGAGAGAAGTTAGAATGTCCATTGAGTCTTGTTCAAGAGGCAACATCTC